CAGTTATAGTTCGTGGATAGATAGCGTCAAGTTTGTAAGCCGTCCAGGAGTTTCCACCATTACATCTATAAACTGTATTCGCAGTTGCATCATACCTTATTCGCCCAACAGTTGAAACAGTTGTTGGAACTCCTGTCAAAGGTATTACATATTGTCTTTTCCAACCCATTGGGCTCCTCCCTTTACCTTGCTATAGTCAAGCGCCAAGCGGATGTTGCTGCTATGACTACTGCCGCGAATGGCTCAAAGTTGTCTTCAAATACTTCTCCGCTATAAACTGGTATAGCAGGCACATCGTTTATTGTTAGCGTTGCTGTGTTTGCTCCATCGTTGATAAAGCAAACTGTAGTTGGGTAGGGCTTCATCCCAGTATAGGTGTAAGTGAAGTTTCCGCTACCACTTGTGTAATCAACTGTCATTTTGGTTCTCCTTGTTTATATGGTTCTTCGCCTTCTAATGGCAGCATAAGACCCAACTTATCATCTTCTAATATAACGGGTATAACTGAGCATCTGCAATTACAGGCCTCTTCAGGTGGGCCGTCGCCAGGATACATAACTTTGTTAGTTCCATTAGGTCCTGTCAAAGTAAATGGGTCTTCAACTGCAACCACTTGATTTGTCCTATGGCTTTCTCTGACCTTACTATCCTGACTGTGTATCCACTGCTTTCTCTTTATCCCTAATCTTTCTATACCTCTAACTCTACCACCGTTGTAAGCAGCAGTGCTTTCTGTCCTTGCTATCACCTTGGCTCTTGTCTCTGCAGAGTTGAATACTCCCTTTATGTCTTTCACAAGAGCATTTACTTTCTCTGCTGTTTCTGGTATAGTCGCTGTAGTTGCTATACTATCAGCGATTGTTTTCAGTAGTGCTTGCTTTATCTCTTCGCCTATGTCTTTTATCTTCAACCCTCTATTTGCTAAGTGCATTTCTGCGTCGTGAATGATTGTCTTAGGTTTTAGACCTACTGCAGAATATACTCTCTTTATCCCATCTACATAAGCCTTACTCATAACATCCTTGGCAGCATCCATAAGGCCATCACCAAAGGTAAGACGATTGACAAAGTTTGTTAATACTGCCCAAGCATCCTCTATAAGGCCTTTCTCTGTGCTCTTAGAGTTATCTTTCAACTCGTTTATGACTAAAGTGTATTGCTCTTTCCAATAGTTAGTAAGTTTAGCAGCCATAATCTTTTCATAACTAACCATTGTCTTTGCTGCTTTATTCTGCTCGTATATCATAGCGGCTTCAACCATAGGTATATTCGCTGCTTTCTCTATGAGTTTCTTTCTATGTATCTTCTCGTAGATTTGCTCTTCACTGAATTGTGGAATAGCAGGTGCTCTATCTTCTGGGACAAACTCTTCAAAGCCAAACTTTAGTTTCTCATTGATAAGAGCAAAGGGAACTCCCATATTGTAGAGTTTCTCAGCCACTGTTGCTTTCTCCAACATATTCTCTTGGAGTTCTGGTATTCCAGTTGTATCAAACTCTAATCTATATGGCTTATTCAACTTCTTGAAGAAACCTACATATAGAAACTGCTCTATCATTTTCTGAATAGGTATTAGTTTAGAAGTCCAGAATGATTTCTTCGCTTCAGAGGAGTTGTTGAATGTTGCGTCAGTCAAACCTAATAGCGCCTTTGGCACTCTGAATACTTCGAGTATATTCTCCTTAGTCATTTTGGCCATCTCTATAAACTGTAGGTCTCTTGGAGATATGCCTACTGGTTGAAAACTAACTCCTTGTAATACCGGCGCCTTATTAGCATTCTGATAACCCTTTCCTGCCTTCTGTTTCATAAGGTCGTCTAACTCTTTTTCATTACTTGGGGTTAGAGGTCGTGGTCCATCTGGCTTCCAGAAGCCAGAAATCATAGGTCCGTCCTTAAACTGTCGAGTATTATACTGGTTGCTATACCATTGGAACATTACGTCAAGGCGAGCAGCAGTCAAAGGAGCGAGACCATCATATGGGTTATTGGGATGCCAGTATCGTAGAAATACTATCTGGTCTTTGTCGAACGTAGTTGTATTCTGTCCTTCTCCATATTTATATTCTTTTAATTCACCGTCTTCTATTATAGGTTTCATATACTGTGAGTTGCTTACCCACATAACAGAAGGCATAACTCCGACTGGTGAAGACCTGAACTGTTCCATTACAATATAGGCCTTCCCTGTGCATTCAAGGTTCTTCACAATAGCGTCAAAAAACATATACTGGTTCCAGTTCTTACAAGGATAAGCGAAGATACGATAGAGAGGGTGGTCTTTAGATACTGGTTCGTTGGTCTTTTCTTCTACTATTTGGAATGGTGTCTGAGAAATCATAGAACCTATTCTGTCTATAGCAGAATATACTGTTGCGTTGTTCTCAATGGGGTTGCCAACTTTGTTATAGTCAGACAACAAATCAGAAGACACATAACCTGGGTCGCCCCATATGGACGACGGAAAGAATGGTCCCCAGTCAGTTGTAGATTTAGTTATTTCTTTTGGTCTTTTGAACCTATCAAGTATTCCCATTTTGTTGTCCCCTCATATATTGAGTTCTCGCAACTCGGAAAACGTGATAGGTTGGTCGATATGTTTGTATGTAGTTATCTTATTCACTTATCCTCTCTTTTTTGATTTTTATTAATCATTCCATTCCAAATAGTTTATACTACAATCTCCTGGCTCTATAGATATGTAAGAGCAGCCCAGTTGAAATGCAAACTGGGGCCATGGTCTTTTTGGTGTTTTATTTATTAGTAATAGTTCCCTTAGATAATGGCCACTTTCTTTCATAAGTTTCATTCTCTTTCTGGTGAATTGACCCTCAACATACCAAAGAAACACTATATTATCTGCTATAGATAAAGCGTGAGAATACCAGGACGTTATATTGCTCCAAGGAGGATTTGTTATTATCCAATCAACGTGCTTAGTATAATCAAAGAAGTTTCTTCCCTCTTCTATTTCGCACCATTCTTTTGGCTCGGGAAACTGATTGTAAAAGTTTCCAGTTCCCTTGAATGGCTCTAATATAAGACCCCTTGGATTATAATGGTCTATTATGGCTTTGCATAATGTAATGGGGGTCATTATATCATCGGCTTTATCCTTGCTGTTATTATTAACTGGGACTTTTTCTTTCTTCCCTCTTCTTTCTTTACTTGCCAACTTTTACTCCTTTATCATCTTATCACCTGGAAGTTATTTGCCGTTGCCTCTGTGAATATAGCATATCGCATACAGTCCATATTATGGTCATTCTCTTTTATTGGTCTGCCCTTATCGTCCCACCTATAAGAGTAAATCTCTGATAGTGTGTTTATGCAGTTGTCTTTCACAAAGAACCTTCTCTGCTCTATAAGAGTATTGATATAGTTTATGCCCGACAGCACGTCGTTGTCTGCTTTGTAAGAGTAATACACTTCTTGTAATCTCTCGCCACCTGCAGGGTCGCAATATGCCACATAACCCTTATCTCCCACTATGTCTTTCCATCTCTTGTATATCTCTGCGTTGAATACACTCGTTGTATCTCCATATGAAGCATAGTCGTCAAGTAGATAGACATTGTCTCCAGCAAAGCCAACTAAGCAAGCAGCCATATTGAGCCCGAAGTCAAGGCCAACAGAGTATTTCTCCATAGGTGGGAGATTATAGTTGCCAGTGTCGTCTTTTCTCACAACATAGGTTTCGTCAAACTTACCATAGATAGCACCCTCTTGGCTGACCCATTCGCCGTCCCTAAACCTTGCCCGTTGATAATCTGGTAGATAGTCAAGCGATTTGATATACTCTGCAGACAGATTTTCTAAGTTATCTGCTGGGTTCATTCGCAGACAAGCATAATCTTCTGGATTGGGTAGGTCCTTGCCACTTATAGGGTCTCTCTTCTCTATGAATAGTTTGTATAGCCAATGTGCTTTAGGTGGCGGATTTGCGTCAAGAATAATCTTATTGGTTATGCCCTCTACTCTACGAGATAACCTTGTTTTACACAGCAAGAATACGTCATAGGATAACTGACTGCTCTCATTTAGGTATATTCTATTAGCACCACGGCCAAGTATCTTCTCTATTCGCTGTTGGTCGTCAAAGCCGACGAATGAGATATAGCCCTGTTGTTTGTTTATAGAAGTAGTTGCGAAATTCATATCACTGCCATATAGAATATAACTTTCACGGGGGTATCTCTCTATAACGTCTTTCATTGTGTCATCCCAGAGAGACGCTCTTGCGTGAGATAAGTGAAGTCGTCCAACTATGTGTCTAACCTTTGGGTGTGTATAACAAGACGCAACAAGGTCTTCTAAGACAATCCTTGTCTTACCACTTCTTGAGCCACCGAAAAGTAATATGTTGGGTATATTAGAGTGTAGTAGTTTTAGTGCTTCCCGCTGCTTGAGTGTATATGTCATTTATTCTCTTGTGTTAGTTCCTTATCGATA